TACTCAGAGAGGATGGATGGAATCTTGCAAGGATTGGCAAGTTATTCAACAGAGACCATGCAACAGTGCTTAATGGATTGAAGATTCATGACAACTATTATGGAAGAGACAAGATATATGATTGCACAATTCGGGAGTATGTCAAGCAACTTGGCAAAGTGTCCATCATATCAGATGAGGATAAACCATCTATTTATCAGGACATTATCAATTGCCATAACACAACAGCTCTGGCCATAATAAAGCAAAGAATTAAGGATGGATACTATGACAAGGTGACAACTCTCTTATTAGCGGTCTCTACGTTTTTTTATTTTTTTGTGGGGGGGGTAGAAAAAATGCTCGTCATCTTGTCATGAAATCAATCAAAGTCAATACTGCATTGATTTACAGCCATGACAAGTGGTTTTGAAACCTGTCATAAAAGAGAATACTTGTCATTGAATAAAATTATTATATTTGCAGAGAGGTTGTCGGAGGCATCCACGTAAAAGGTTTATCACTGTCCTTTCCTCATCTTTTTATTTTAACAGTGTTTAAAACAGTTGTATGAAAATATCAGTATTCAAGTCATTATTTAACACCAAGGAGACTGCGTATTCTTTGACCATTCCAGAAGTGGTTGCAAGAATCCAAAAAGGAACTCCAGATCTCATCAATAAGATTGAGATTATAAGAACATTGAGCAAAGGTCAACCACAATATGACCAAGCAAAAAAGGAACTTTATGCTATTATGTTCAATGGAACATTCTCAGAAAGAACTGCCAATGGATTGATTGAACATTCAGGACTTTGCATCCTTGACTTTGATGGCTATCCATCTGAAGAGATCATGCAAGCTGAGAGACAAAGATTGATTGATGATCCGTATGTGATGATAGTGTTCACATCTCCTGGAGGACAGGGATTGAAAGCTGTTATCAGAATACCAAAGTCTAATGCATCCGAACACAAGAGAAGATTCTTGGCTTATGCTGATTATTTTAAGTCTGATTATTTTGATAAAAAGAATCAAGATGTCTCAAGAGTTTGTTTTGAATCCTATGATCCAGATATTTATTACAATGAATTTTGTCAAGTTTTTGAGGGCATATCAGAGGACAAAGGATTTGAATACATTCAAAGAGCTCCAGTCTGTATTCTTGAAAATGAATCTAAAAAGATTGAGCTCATTGAAAAGTTTAATTTTAAATATCAGTTTATTGAAGGTAGCAGAAATCAATTTATTTTTGAGATAGCTTGTTGCTTTTGTGATTATGGAATCAATCAAGATGTGACTGAGCATCACATCCATTCAAAGTATGTTGCTGGATCTTCATTCAGCCATGCAGAGATGTTGAGTGCAATCAAATCAGCATATCGCAAAAGTCAATTCAATTCTAAATACTTTGAGGATAGGTCAACCATTGAAAGAGTTAAACTTAAGCTCAAGAATGGAGTCAATGAGGAGGAAATTAAGAAACAACACAACATCTCAAGTGAGATTCTAAATGACATCAAGGACAATGCAACCAATTCTGATGATGTGTTCTGGACCATTGTCAAAAAAAAAGATACTGAAGTTGTTGTCATTGAGCCATTGAAATACTCTCAATTCTTAGTCAAGAATGGATTCAATAAGTTCTATCCAGAGAATGCTGAGAAACCTACATTTGTCAGAGTTATTGAGAATAAAGTCAAGCTATCATCCACAGATCAGATAAAAGATTTTGTCTTGACATATCTCATTGAGAAAGGTCATATCAATGTCTGGAACTTTTGCTCAAAGTCAACCTATCTATTCTCAGAGAATCACTTGAACATGATTGATTCAATTTATCTGAAGATGTTGGCAGATACAGAAGATGCAAGCTTTCTTCCTTTTAGAAATGGAGTCATAAAAGTTACAAAGGATTCAACTCAACTTTTGAGCTATATTGACGTGGATGGATATATCTGGGAGAATCAGATAATTGACAGAGATTTCAATATTGTTATTGACTTTCATAATGATTTCAGAGACCTGGTCCAGAAGGTTAGCAATAATGACCATAAGAGGATTGCCAGTCTTGAGTCAACTCTTGGATATTTGATGCACAGCTTTAAAGATAAGACCAATCAAAAAGCAATTATCTTCAATGATCAGGAGATTGATGATAATCCAAATGGAGGCAGTGGAAAGTCATTGATGTTGACAGCTCTTGGCTATCTGAGAAAGACAGTGAAGATTGATGGAAAGTCATTCAATCCAAGCAAGTCTGACTTTGTTTATCAGCGAGTCAATCTTGATACTCAGATTCTGGCCTTTGATGATGTCAAAAAGAACTTTGACTTTGAGCAACTCTTCATGATTGTGTCTGAAGGAATCACAGTCAACAGAAAGAATAAGGATGAGATATTTATTCCATTCAATAGATCACCAAAGATTGTCATCACAACCAACTATGTCATATCTGGAGCTGGAGGATCACATGACAGGAGAAGGCATGAGATTGAATTCTTTCAATACTTTAATGCAACCAATTCACCATTGAAGGAATACGGCAAGCTTTTGTTTGACCAATGGTCAATTGATGACTGGTCAAGATTTGACAACTACATGGTTAAGAACTTGCAACTATTCTTGAGAAATGGATTAACCAATGCAATCAGCATCAATGCAGAGGCTAAGAGATTCATCCAGGCAACAAGCAAAGATTTCTTTGATTTCATCACTGACAATCCTATGCTGTTGGATGTTTACTACTTTAATACAGAACTACTTAACCAATTCCAGAATGAATATAATGGATATAAGGAAATGAATCCTCAAAGATTCTCAAAGTGGATTGCAGAATATGGAAAGTTCAAAGGATGGAACATGGAGAAAGGAAGGAACAGCAAAGGAAGATATATCACATTTAAAAAATAATTACATGGAAAAAACAGCAGTTGAATGGTTAGTTGAGATATTAGATCAAGAGATGTCTGAAAGAAATAAATTTGATGACTTTGCTTGGGTTTTTGAAGATATCATCCATAAAGCAATGGATATTGAAGAGCAACAAATTAAGGATGCTTACAATAAAGGAGATTTTGATAGAATGAAGTTGAATAAGATATCAGCTGATAATTACTTTGAATTAAAATATAGAACAGAATAAGATGCTAACAATCACCAGAGACCATTATGACCTTTTATTGAATACAGATCCATGTTCAATATTTGATTATTACAATGTTGAGGAAATGCATGGATTGAATAAGAGAGATTGCATGTTGCATCTCAACAACAATCAACAGGCTTACATGGCTGGATGGTGCAATCACATACCACATGAAGGAGAATATCATGTATCTGATAGGTGTTTTGTATTCATCAATCTATCCAGGTGCAACAGTCATCTTGATTTGATATGCAACTTATATCATGAGCTCATGCATTGGGCCATTAATCACTACAATGAGGATCTGTCCTTTGAGGAGGAGATGATTTCAATAGCAGAGGAAGAAACAAGAGAAGTCTATGAACTAATTAAATACTTGATATGACAAAAGAACAAAGAAAGAGAGTCCAACAGATATGCTTGGCATTGGATGCATTGATTTATGTACGTAAATATTCATGATATGAAAACAGCAGTAGAATGGTTAATACAAGAACTATTTAATAATGGATATTTTCATGAGGGAGTTCCTGAAGATATAGTTAAGAAAGCCAAAGAAATGGAGAAGAAGCAATTACATAATATAAGGCAAATGCTTATAGAAGGTGCGTTAACAAATATGAGTTGCTCGTCTGCTATTATAGAATTTGATAAATTAACCTTTAAATCAGAATAGAATGGAACAGACAGCAGTAGAATTTGCATTTGAAGAATTAAATAAATGGAGGATAGAAAATTTTGGTGAAGATGCTTTAATTGGAATACCCCAAGAAGTTTTAGATAAAGCCAAACAAATAGAGAAAGAGCAGATGGTTGAATTATGGAATAAAGCAGTAACTTGTGAATCATTTGAACAATACTACAACGAAACCTATGAACAAAATTAACAAGGACAAACTCAGAGCTCTGGAGATAGAACAACTGACAACAAAATATCCATCAATGAGACCAGAGCTAATTCCTTTAACTGATTGGAAGGATAGCTCAGCCAATAGTCTGACAAAGTGTATTATCTTTTACATCAATGCTCTGGGAGGACAAGCTGAGAGGATTAGCAGCCAAGGCCAGTACAGAGAAGGCAAAAAGATTAAGGTTGGAACAGGAGAGGTGCAATACCAGAAGCAGCTACCAGGCAAATGGACTCCAGGTCAATCAACCAAAGGAACAGCTGACATCTCGGCAACAATCAGAGGAAGGTCAGTAAAGATTGAGGTGAAGTATGGCTCAGACAGACAGTCTGATGCACAGAAACAATATCAAGAAGCTATTGAGAAAGCTGGAGGTACATATATTATTGCAAAAACATTTGATGATTTTGTATTGTGGTATGAAAAGTTTTCTTTACATTTGTAAAAATTTAAATTAATAGATATGCAAAATGATGAATTAAGTCATGTAACTCTTTACATGAAGCTCCACAGAGCAAAGATGCACATTGGAAAGGTGGTTAAGAATGCCACGAATCCACATTTTAAACGTAGTTATGCTGACATCAATGCATTGCTTGAGACAGTTGAGCCAATCCTCCATGAGAATGGCTTGATATTACTCCAGCCAATCCATGATAATGTCTTGTTAACTCAGATCATTGACATTGACTCAGGTCAAAAAGTGGAAAGCTGGTTAACTCTTCCATCCATTACGGATCCACAGAAGATGATCTCGGCAACTACTTACTACAGAAGAGCAACATTGCAAGCTCTGTTATCATTGCAAGCTGTGGATGATGATGGCAATACAGTCACAACATCAGTCAAAGCTCCTAATCCATCCTTGTCAGAGGAGCAATTCAAGAAAGCTCTGGATGCAATCTCCAAAGGAAAGTATTCTCTGGACCAACTCAAGTCAAGCTATTCACTAACCAAAGAACAGGAGGCACAATTATGAAGTGGCATCCATCAGCATTAGGAAAGCTCATGACAGCTCCAAAGACAAAGTCAGAGCAATTATCTGAGACAGCTAAGTCTGAGATTAGAAAGATAGCTAAGGAGCAATTCTTTGGATTCTCATCAAGCATCACAACCAAGCCAATGCTCAAGGGCAAGGATTGGGAGGAGGAATCAATTGCTCTTGTCAATCAAGTGAGAGGCACATTCTATGTCAAGAACAAAGAGAGATTTGAGAATGAATTCCTTACCGGTGAGCCAGACATCATCCTGGACAACATGGTCATTGATGTCAAGACATCTTGGTCTCTTGAGACTTTTCCAGCAACTCCAGAGGAAGGAATGAACAAAGATTACATGTGGCAATTGATGGGATATTGTTGGCTCTTGAATAAGTCAGATGCTGAGCTCATTTATTGCATGATTGACACAGATGATACATTGCTAAATGACTGGGACAATAGATTCATTCACAAGGTCAG